GGGATTTTCGCGCTCGCCGCCGTCGTGCGCTGGCTCGATTCCGGCCAGCCGTCACGGTTCGCGCCCACGATACACCCCGCTGTGTTGTTCCTTTCCTTCCACATTTGCTTCAAAACGGCCAATCTTCTTCGTCCTCGATCTCGGCAAACTCTCCCTCGCCCGGCTCCACGTCCACGGCCTTGCCTGCCGCCTTGTAGCCGCCGGAAGAACCGCCATAGCTGCCGCCGGAGGAATCGCCCTCCTTCTTGCTGTCGCCAAAGTACACGTTGTCGGCCACGACCTCTGCATTGCGGCGCTTGTTGCCGTCCTTGTCCGTCCAGTCACGAATCTGCAACCGGCCCTCCACGATGGCCATACGGCCCTTGGTGAAGTACTTGCTGACGAACTCGGCGCTGCTGCGCCATGCCACCACCTCGATGAAATCCGTCTCCTTGGTGCCGTCGGCGTTCTTATAGTCCCGGTCGACCGCCAGCGCGAACCCGGCCACCGCCGTACCGTTCTGCGTCCGCCGCAGCTCCGGATCACGGGTCAGGCGTCCCATGATGAAAATCTTGTTCAGCATTTCTTATCCTCCAGTCTGTACTCGGCGAAGCTTACGCTCTCGCCAAACCTGTTTTTCTCTGATACCATCCGCTTCCGGATGGCGTGGCCCGCTTTCTTCAGATCCCAGATCCTCGCGCCCAGCCGGTAACAGCCGAACTCCTTGGCCGCGTCCAGCTGGGTAATGGGGCCAACGTCCCGCATATACCGCAGGATTTTCTCACACTGTGTCATAGGGTCTCCTATAAGTAGCTCTTGCCGAACGCCCGGATAAACTCCGCCTCCGTCCAGCCCTGTTCCTGCATGATCTTCACTTGAAACTCCCGGCGCAGGCGGCGCATCACGTCCCCGTCCCGGTGGACGGCGTGTTCTCCGTTCCGGTGGCACGCATTGCCGCACAGGTCTACCACAGCGCCGTATTTCTCGCTTTTCTTCCGGTCAGCGTGGTTCCCGCCAAACACATGGTGCCGCTCCAGCGGGTCGGCGCTGCCGTTTTTGCGGCAGAAGTAACACCGTCTCTCACCCATTCATCAATACCTCCGTTCCGTCAGGTACATACTCTGGGCAGTAATGGATGGCGAAAGATGTGACCTCGCCCGCATTCCCCTGATATTTCGTGGTGGGGGTCGCGTCCCAGCCCTTCACAGGCTCCGGGTACTTCTGCGACCAACTGCACCCTCCGGCGTAGTTCCGGCACGTCCAACATGGTTGTGGATGGCCGGGGCGGCGGTCTGCCTTTCTCCTCGCCTTACAGCCGCAGCTGTATGCGCCTCTCAGATTCCGCGCCAGTACCACCCGCGTCTTGCCGCAGTCGCACACGCAGAGCCATTTCGGCCCATCCGGCCCCGATCCGAGGCAGTGGTCGACCACCAGCATCCCGTGCCGCTCTCCTGTGTGGTCAGTGCGGCGCGAACCTGTTGTGCCGCCCCGGTGCAGTTGCTTTCCCGGTGTGAAGGTCGCTTCCGGCGTCCACCCCCTGTCCAGCCGGTTCCGCAGCGTCTTTTGCGGCAGATTCAGTTCCTTCGCCCATTGCCGCATGGTCAGAGACTTCCCGTGGGCGGTATAGATTTTTGCTGTGCTCATACGCTCACCTCACCCCAGCGGGACACAAGCGCGTCCAGCTCTCTGGGCGTCATAGTTTCGATGCCATTTTGTTTGCAGTCCGCCACCACCAACTCAATGAGCTGTGACATCTGAGCCGTGTCGTAATCGCTGGAAGATAGGTAAGACCGGACATTGTGATAGCCCTTGATGTTGCGGAACGGCCCCATGTCCTCGATCATCCGGCCAATATGGCCGCTGCACCAGACCTTTTCCCATGCGTCAATGCGATCCTCCCGTACCGGCACCACCTCATAGCCGCCGCCGATATCGGGGATATACGCCCGGTAGATGCCCTCCGGCTCGATCTTCAGCTTGTCCGCCAGCCGATTCACCAGCACCCAGAAATAGGCATTGGCGTCCAGACTGCGGCCCTTACGCTTCAACGTCAGGTTGTATTCCTTCCCGGCTTTCAGGCTGTCGCATACGTTCATGGCCGTCTTGTCGCTGCCCACCCGGAAGGCCAGCCACGACCCGTCGCCGTCCCGCAGCCACCGGGCGGCGTCCACCGTCACCTGCTGCATGGCACTTCCTCCTTTCGGGGCCACCGGCCTGTTTTCAGGCACGTGGCCAGATACCGCAGGCGGGGCAGATACTTCTCCTCCACCCACGTCTCATCGTACTCGATGGGCCACAGGCTGATCCTGCCGGGATCGACAGGCAAAAAGAAGTTCTGCTTCTCCGCCTCGCCGACCGGATAGGCCGCGATCCGGCACATCTTCCGCCGCCGCAGGCCCCACCCACTGGCGAACATCTCCACCTGACACTGCATCCAGTAGGCGCGGCTCACCTTGAAGGGAGCCTTGCTGTAGGTCTTGACCTCCGTAACGGTCTGGGCATCGTCCCCGTCGTAGTTCACCCGCAGCCGCAGGGCGTAAACCTTGATCTGGCGGTCGCGGGTCTTTACCCCCATCGCGTCCAGAATCTTGTGTTCATAGGCCGTGCCCGCCTGCATGGCGGCGTTGGTGTAGTGATCCTGCCGGATGCCCAGCTTCACCGCCCACCACTTTCGGAACGTCTCCGTCTCCCACGATCCCATGATGGTGGCCGTGTCCGATGCCCCGAACCACCCGCTCCTGTCCTGATCGTGGATCACAGCTTGCTCACCGCTTTCTCAAGGCCGTCCAGCTTGGCGAAGTAGCCCATCAGCTGGTTCAGCTGCTTGTCGTTGATCCGCAGGGCGGCCAGCAGGTCTTTGTGATCCAGCCCCGCCTTTTCCTTGGCGGTAATGGCCCGCTCCAGCCGCTCCCGGATGGCCCAGATGCTGTGGCGGCTCAGATCGTCCTCGCCGTCGTCCCCGTCGCCGCTCTCGGCCCACAGGTCGAAGCCCAGCCCCGTCCGCAGGCCCACACCCTTCACGAAGGCGCGGGCCTGCGCGTTGGAAATACGCAGCTGGTTCAGCGTGTCCTCATAGACCACCAGCGCCCCGTTCAGCAGCGGCGTGTCCATGTTGAACACCAGCTCGTCAATATGGATCTCCACGCTGACGAACCAGCATTGCGTCTTGTAGCCCTTCCGGGTGGTCACGTCCGCTTGCGGCCATAGATAGGTTTTCGTCTCCGGGCAGACGCGGGGCGTGAACCATACGTCCTTTGCGCCATGCTCGTGCAGCAGCTTCACGCACTTGGCCCAATTCAGATAGGGGATATCCACCACGTTTCCGTTGTCGTCCTTGGCCTTCCGCGTCTCGCAGAAAGGCCGTACATCGACCTTAATCAGTTCTTCAAAGGGTAACAGTGCCATTTTTCTTTGCCTCCTCATAAATTTTCTTCAAATCCGCCCAGCTGTTGCCGTCCAGCACGTCGTCCAGCCAAGCCCCTTCCGTGTCGCCCAACTCCTGAGCGCCTTTTTCAAACAGGTTGATGATGGCGATCCTCCGACAGTCCGGGCAGAGATACCATGTCTGGTAGTGCTCTACAAAACCGCATTCATCCCAGCTGGAATAGCTGTCGCAGATATCGCAGGGATAGACCTCTTCAAAGTCGGTGTCGCCGCAGCAGGGACACACCTTCGCCCCGTGGCCTTTGTCCCAAAAATCGGGATCATACCGGGGTTCCTCGAATTCCCGCCCGGTCGCATTGCATCGGTACATGATTGACTTATCCTTTCAGCGTCTTTTGCTCCGCGAACTTATAGCACATGTGCGCCGCGTAGCTGATGGACTTGATCAGATCCAGCTCCGTGTCGCCGAAGATCTTTGCCCAGGCATACACCATCTCCTCCTCGCCAAAGGAGACGCCCAGCCGAAGCCTGTCCGGATGCACAGATAAGGTCAGATGGTAGGTCGATGCCCCCCCCTGAACGACAACCGTCTTTTCTTTAGGCAGAAAAGCGTCCTCCGGCAAGCCGAAGGTCTTACACAAAAACGAAAGGACAACCTCATTCATTTCGCCACGGGCGTAGGCGTTACTAAACACGCTGGTCGTGCGTCCGATGGATTCCGCCAGTTCCTTTCGACTCTCCGGACGGGATTCCTCCCATTCGCGCAATGCGTCCGGGTCTATCTTAATCTGTGCCATTTCAAACCTCTTTTCTTGACATCCGCCCCAAAGGGCGGTAAACTGTTCCTGTAAAATCTTTTTCAAGGGTTTTGCCCGCCCCGACGGAGTGCCAGCTCCGCCGGGGCTTTTTTTACTTACATCATCACGACCACACGGCCATCGTCGATCATGTCCTTCAGCGCTTCCTCCAGATATGCCT